CCTACGAGCCGTCCGGGGAGGGGACGCGCCTGTTGCTGGCGGTCGGTGGAGAAAATCACCCGCACACTGGCAAGCCGCAAACCTTGTCCATCTGGGTGAAGGAAAGCGCGTCGATCATCGATGGGATGATCGCGCAATACGTGGGCGTGACGCCCCAAAAAAGGAGCAACCAACGATGAGCGACTACATGGAATTGACCTGCGTTCCGGTGGAAGAACCGTGTCAGCAGGTGGGCATGCCCAGCTATGACGCCGAGAAAGCGCGCGATGAATGCCGCCGCTTCATCGACGCCTTGCGGATCACGATCGGTCCAGAGCCGGAGGGCGCGCGCTTCAAGGTGAAGGGCAATCCGCACGACTTCGGAACCTACTATGAAGTGCAGGTCGTCTATGAGAACGACGAAGCGCGGGACTACGCCTATCGCTGCGAATCCGAAATGCCGTCCTTCTGGCCGCAGGAGATGACTCTGTGGACGACGTGCCCGCCCGCCTATGACGGGTTCGGAACCATCCGTCCCGGCGACGCCGATCCTGCTCGCGGCGTTCGCGCCAGCGACCCGAACCGTCGCGTTTTGCCGTTCACCCGCACGGAGCAAATCTTCCATCGCGTGATCGTGGACCCGCAGCACAAGGACTGGCAGTTGGGTCGCTATCAGAGCGGCGGCGTGGCGGTCGCGGCGGGATCTGTCGAAGAAGAACGTCTGTTCGGGCGCGACGCCAAAGGCGCGCGCGGCGCCGAATTTCTTGGGAGGCGATCATGAACGAGCGAGAGTGGGAAGTGATTTCCGTCTACACGCGCGCCCAGGCGATTGCGGACGGCGTGCTGGAGGATGTTTCGGAGCAGGCGCGCGGCTACGGCTTCGTGGAGCAAACCTGCGTTTCGACCGGGGTGAGCGCGCTTCTGCACGCCGATTCCTCCACGGGCGAGTCGCTGGAAGGACGCTTGCACGATCTGCTCTTTTTGTGCAGTGTGCTGATGAAGAATCGGAAGCGTCCGTCGTCCGGACCGCTGCCGTTCGGCTTTCGGACGGAGCGACGACTGCACACGCTCTGGCTGATGCATGTGCGCGGCGAGGGCTGGACGATCCTGGACCCTGCCGACTACTAGGTTGGCGCGTCCCGTCCCTTCGGGGACGGGGCTTTTCGGTGAAGCCGGTAGTGGAGCAATTGGCGACGGCGCAGGTTCTTTGTGAGGCGCCGAACGGGCGCCGCGTCCTGGTTTCTCGGCATTTCCGCCGACCGAATGAGAGGGGGGGACTGTTTTTTGGAGGTCTCGTTTTGCGAGGGTGAGGTCCTGGAAAATCGTCGCGATCTCAGAAATCGTCGTCGTCGTCAGAAATGGGCCCGTACCGGCTGGCTTTTTAAGGGCGGGACGCTCCCACGCCCTGGCGCGCGCGATCGGTCGGTCACGCGCGACGATTTTTTCGGAAGGTCACGCGACAGCGCCTCCATCCTGGAAAATGGGTCCGTACCGGCTGGCTTTTGCGGCAGAGGGGACGGTCACACTGGACCGACGAATCAGGCGGAATCGCCAGGCCGAGGGAGCGGACGGACTGTCCAAAATTTTCGTCCTCTCACGCTGGACGCGCCGTCCTGTCGAAGCGGTCTGTCCGTACCGGCCAGCGTTTGCGCACGAGGGGACGGTCACGCTGGCGGGTCCGCGCGGCGTCGCTCGGTCACGCTCGGTCGGGCGCGGTCGGGTCCGCTCGGTCGGTCAAACGACGGAGGCTCACGCGGCTCGGTCGGATTCGACCGAGGCTCGATTTTTTCGTTTTCGACAGTCGTTCGCGGTCGTTTGGCGCGCGCGGACGCTCCGTACGGGCTGTCCGTACCGGCTGGCTTTCTCTCACGAGAGGCTCCTTTCCGCCAGAACAGGCGTTCGCCAGAACACCCGTTCTAATTCCCCATTCTGTATACCGATGATCCGAACAGCCGTTCGGAACTGGTGTTCGCCACTAGATATTGTGCTTGCCTGCTATGCAGGCAAGTTGGCTTGGGAAAGCAGCCAAGCGCCGCTTGCCTGCTACTACAAAGTGTTTCACATTGTATAATAAAACCAATCCGCCAATTGGCCGAAATTCGGCCCAAATCCGAACAGCCGTTCATACCACCTGGTATGGGCGCCCACGCGTGGCGCCTGGCATCGCGAAGCAGGCAGGCAAGCCCTGGGCATAGTACTTTTCGGATGGTACTTTTAGGCTAGATTGGCGCCGGTATTGGCGCCTGGGATCGGCGCCTGGAATCGCGTGATTTGAACGTGAATCGGCGCTATCGCTTCATTAGATCGCGAATCGCGGGATTCGGCCTGGCATTGCCGCCTGGCCGTGCCAGCAGCCGATCCCAGGCCGAATCCCGCGTGAATCGGGCTGTATGGTTCCCGTGGCGCTACCAGCAGTGATTACCACTGCCAAATTTCACTAGCGCCAAGGAGTAGCCAATGGCTAAGCGATCCCAAACCCCTACGTTCGTGGCGCAGCAGCCCGCGAAGCCGCAGAACGTAAAGCAGCCTGGCTGGCGCTGGGTGCAACTTTCGGTGCGCCATGAACAGCCCAACGTGCAATTCGGCGCTGGCACGTTTGCCGAATGCCAGGCGGAAATCGCCCGGCGGCAGAACCATCTTGTGATAGGCACTGGTGGCACTGGGCTAGGCAGTGGTGGTGGCTGGAAGCTGGCGAACGGCGTGGTTCGCGGCATGGATCACCTGGGCGAAGTGGCGTACTACCACAAGCCTGGGCGCCGTTCGGAAAAGATCTTCTACCTGATCCCGCCAGGCGCCGAAATGCCGCGCGCCGATCGGATCACTGCCGAACAAGTGGAAGCCAACATCGCGGCGAAAAAGGCCGCGTACGCCAATCGGATCGGCGCCGTGATCCCAGCGGCGCCGCCAGCCAAACCCAGCAAGAACGGCGCCAAGCAATCCCAGGCTGCGCCAGCCAAACCCAGCAAGGCTGCTAGGGCTGCTGCTGCTACGGCTGCTGGCCAGGCGTATGAAATCAAGCGCCGCCAGCCCGCCGTTGATCCGATCGCCCAGGCCGATCGCGATCGGCTGGCGAAACCGGCCACGGCGCCTGGTGGCAAGCCCGCCAGCAGCAAGGTTCCGATCGTGCCTGGCAAGCCTGCCAGCCGAAAAGGGCGCAGGCCTGCCGGGATGGTGGCGTGATGGCCAGGCGCAGCAGCAGGCCTGGCAGCCGGATCGATGTTTCGGTTCGGCTGCATCCCAGCGATGTTGATACCACGGTATGGGAATCGCAGATCGCGCTAGAACGAACGATGGATCGGCGCTATTCCGATATGCGCGATGTGCGATGGTTCGTGCATCCGCGCCGTGGTTTGGTTCTGGCGTTCACTGCGCGGAATCCGGCTATCAAGCCGTGCCAGCCAATCCGGTTCCGCCAGCATGAATGGATCGCCTACAGCCGCTAACAACCGAATACGCGCTACCCAAACGGCCAGCCCAAACCACGGGCTGGCCGTTTTGATTCTTTGCCCGAATCGCGCCAGCAATCCAATCCCCTAACCCTGCCCATTGCAGCCCGCCAGCAGCCCGTACAACGCGGCTACGGCCATGCCAGGCGCCATGCATGGCGGTGCGCCAGCAGCAGCCCAGGCCAGCCCGCCTAGGGCGCCAGCAGCCCTACCGATACGATATACAACATACTAGGGGATTTCCCTATCGTGGCGGGCTGGCGAATCGCGCCAGCCGCGTTGTGCGCGCCATACACGCGATTAGGGTATGCTGCTGCCGTATTCCATAGGTTCCCCTAGCTAATCCCCAGGTTGCGCCGTAGAACAGCCCTACACGCGATGCTAGCCCTACGGCCATACCCTACAACGCCTAGCCCGAAAAGCAGCCAAGCGGAAACCACGGCGCCAGCAGCCACCAGGCCACCAATGCCAGCCCGCAAGCCCAGGCGCCGCCAGCAGCTGCTAATGCCACCTGGATTCGGCGCCTGGCATCCTATCATCCGATTGTTACGGCAATTGGCAACAATCACTAGCAATCCCTATGACCATCGCTAAAGCAGCCAAGCGCCTAGCCCGTAAAGCAGGCAGCCGTAAGCAGCCAAGCAAGCGCGCTAAGCAGGCAGCCAAGCAAGCCACCAGCCCGAATGCAGGCAGGCACAAGATGTAGGCGCTCGGCCAGGAGCAGAACGTCTGGAACGTCTGTGCGCTCCACCCCTCCCCGACCGCGATCGGACCGCTGACCGGTGACGCGCGGTCACTCCTCGAATCCCTCGTGCGTGGTGGAATCGGAGGACTGGCGGGGGCGCTAGCGTTTTCTAGGTGGAATAGTGCTGTTGCATGCATGGTTTCTTTGCGAAGTGTGTCGGCGCGTGACTGTTTCTGTCGGGATTGTGTCTATTGTGGGTCGGGCGCCTGTCGGGGGTGGGTTTTGGATTCATTCGTCCTTGGTGGTGTGAAAAGGTGTGCTGCGGAGAGTGGTTCTTCGTGAAAGGGAGGAGTGGTGACAATTGCGCCGCCAATTGACCTCGTGAAATCCCGGCCCAGGGCGCTGAATCGGAAGGTGTGGCGACTATTCGTGCGTAGTCTGCGCCGCTGGTTGACGCCCTGGGCTGGAGTTTGCTAGATTGCCCGTATGCCGCTTGTGGATATTGCCGACAGAATCGTGGATTTTCGTCGTGTGTACGGTCGTGATTTGATCGTGAACGAGGCGAACCCACGGTTGCATCCGAACAGTCAGATCGACGCGCTTTCGGGCTTGCTGGAAGAAGTGGGCATGGTGGGCGCGGTGATCGCCAGAGAAGTCCCGGACGGACTCGAACTGGTGGATGGTCATTTGCGCGCGGAGTTGCTGCCGCATCAGCAGGTGCCGACGCTGGTTGTGGATCTTTCCGACGAGGAAATGCGCCTGGTGCTGGCAAGCTACGACCAGGTGACCACCCAGGCCAAGCTGGACCCGAAGCTGTACGCGGCCCTGCTTGCGAAAACGCAGCCCAGAACCGAGGCGGTTTCCGCGTTCTTGCAGAAATACGCCGCAAAGCTGCCGCCGCCGACTTTTACAAGCGTGGGCGGCCTGGAACTGGATGATGAGGACTATTCCGATCTGGACGCGCCAAACACCGAAGAAAAGGCCGGACTGGTGGTTTCGCAGATTCGGATGGTGCAACTATTTTACACAGTGGAAACGCAGCCGGAGTTCCTCAAAATGGTGGACGCATTGGCGAGCGTGTACGGAGTCGATGGACTCAGTGAAACCGTGTGGACGTGCGTTTCCAGGGCGTACAAGGCTCTTGCCGTGCAAAGCGTGGACGCGTGACGACGCCGGGAAGTCCGCCAGGCTACGTGCGCAACAGCGTGCGCGTCGGCGACCCCAGGCTGAAGGACGTGCATTTCCTGCACACGCTGAAACGGCGCGACGAAACGCCCACGGCGGCGGATGCGGCAAACAAACAGAAAGACGTCGCGTTGGCCCAGGCGCAAACCTTCGCGCAGCGCATTCCCAAGGTCGCCGTCGTGCCCGACGTGCAGTGGAACACAATCCATCTATCGCACGCGCAACCAGACGACGCGGTGGACGCGTTAGCCGCCAACTACGTGGACGAGAGTCATTACGACTTCGTGGTGCGCCAGGAACCGACGGAAATCTACAAGGCGAACGGCGACCTGCTGCTGCGCTATCTGCCAGGCGCGATCAGTCCACAGTTGTGCAAAACCGCCTATCAAAGTCTGCGCAACGCCGCAACAGTCACAAGCAATCGCGGCGCGGCGGGCGGCTTGGTTCGTCCACCAAAAGATCGCGGCGACTCGCGCACCATCGGCACGAAAAGTCGCGTGCGCTTTCGTCCCGTGAAAGCCAGCACCGGCGAGCTTTCGCACAGCAGCTACAGCAACCACGTGCGATCCGGCGTCATCGGCTACTTCGACCGCCAGGATAGGTTTCCCTATTGCCGGATGACGGCCTACACAATGGATAAATACCCGCAGTACGCAAAGGCGCTCCCCTTCGTGCGCACGGTCGATTCGCTGTTCGCGCAGATTGTCCCCGATCGCTACTTCGTCCAACGGTCCTTAGCCGACGCAACCAGCGCCGACTTTCATATTGAAGGCACGGCCTTCACAACCGTCACAGTGAACCGGAATTTCCGCACCGCCATCCATAAGGACGTCGGCGATCTGCAAGAAGGCTTCGGCGTGATCGCCGCTCTGGAAGCCGGGAGCTACACCGGCGGCTTCCTGGTGTTCCCGAAACATCGCGTGGCCGTGGACCTGCGGACGACGGGCGTGTTGTGCGCCGACTTTCACGAATGGCACGGCAACACCGCGATCCTTGGCGCGCATTACGAGCGCGTTTCGTGCGTGTTCTACTATCGCGCCAAGATGATCGCCTGCGGCAGCGCCGAGGAAGAACAGATCCGCGCCGATCGCGTGATGATCAACCGACAGCTTCGCTGGACCGTGGAAGCGCCGCTCACCACGTTGGACGAATCGTGAACGCAACGCGCGCAACGCGCGCAACGCGCGCAACGCGCGCAACGCTCACGAAACCACCGTCGCAGAAACGCGCGCCCTGGCGCTTCCTGGCGAACCCGAACAGCGAACAAGGGGACGCCGCGCTGCGAAAACGTCTGCTCGATTCCGCGCCCGCGCGCCAGCGCGCGATCCCAGGCAGGAAATTGCTCTACCTGATCGGCGCAAGCGGCGCGGGCAAAACCACGCTTGTGGAAGGCGCGCTCGCGAACGCCGTCTACAGCAGCGAAACCTGGCCCTTCGCGCATCGAAAATATGCGGGCGGCGTGCTGCTCGGCGATTCGCGCTGGCCGCACGGCGGCACCGATACGCTGCGACGGGACGTGGCCGGGATAGCCGTCGCCTGGCTGCACACGATTCCCGCCAACACCGTGATCCTTGGCGAAGGCGACAGGTTAGGGAACGACAGATTCTTTCGAGAAGCTGGTCGCCTCGGGTATGCTGTGCAAGTGCTGTGCGTCGTCGTCCCGGAAGCAGTCTGCGAAGTCCGAAAGTCCGAGCGGTATACAAAAACCGGACTGGGAAATCCGAATCAGCCGGAGTCGTGGGTACGCTCGCGGTACACGCACGTCCAGCACACAATGGAGGCCTGGTGCAGTCCACAGTCCCTGCTGGATGGCTGTTTGCCCGTGGACTATTTGGTGAAAATCCTCCGAAATCACGAGTGGATCGGGCAGCTAAAAGGCCTAGCCACTCAAACGCCAGAGGAATAGTCATGCACCAGCCCGGTAGCGAATGCCTGCACTAAACCCCACGAAATCGACGTCCAACGAGGTCGAAGAAGGTCGTTGGGGAAGTTACGCGCACGGTCCGATGTGCGGCGCGAAAACCAAGACCCGCAACGGCGAACCATGTCGAAGTCCAGCGATGCCGAACGGTCGATGCCGGATGCACGGTGGCAACAACGCTCGCGGCATCGCACGACCGAACTTCAAGCATGGCCGACACAGCAAATACCTCCCAACCACCTACCTCGCCGCCTACGAAGCCGCGCACGAAGACCCCGATCTGCTGAGTCTTGCCGCCGAAATCCGACTGACGGACGCAATGATCGCCAAAGCCCTGGAACAGTTGGAGGGCGCGGGCGGCGACGAGCGATGGCGAGCATTAGCGGAAGCGCAGCGTCGTCGTCGCCAAGCCCAGGCCAGGGGCGCGAACGGCGTGGCCGAGTTCGAGTACGCCCTGGCCGAAATGGACCGCTTAATAGAAGAAGGCGCGAACGAGGCGCGCAATCGCGCCGCGCTTTCCAAGCAGCTTGTGACGCGCGCGCGATTAGTGGACAGCGAAACGCGCAGAATCAAGCTGGCGCAGGATACGCTTGCAGGCGACCAGGCCATGAACTTCATCGTGGCTCTTTCCAATATAGTGAAGGCGCATGTCTCCGACCAACGAACGCTTACCAAAATCAGCGCGGACATTGCTCGACTCCTGGATCGTCACTAGCAGCGAAATCCTCGGCGCTGGCGGCGACGTGGACGTTGGAGCGCCGCCGCAGACGCCGCTGGCCTGGGCGCAAAAACATCGCAGCATCGACGGACGCGCCTTTAGTCTCGATCGCTTCACGCCGCTGAAAGACCTCTACGAGGACGACTGGCAGCACATCTGCGTGATCAAGCCCGCGCAACGCGGCATATCGGAGTGGGCCATCACCTACGCCGCCTTCGCGCTGGACGTCGGCGCGAAGCTGTGGGCCGAAAAGCCCGGTCTGAACGTCGCCTACGTGTTCCCAACGGCGGAGGCGTTGCGCGACTTTTCCAAGGAGCGCTTTTCCGGCTTGCGCAAAGAGAGCGCCTATTTAGGCAGCTTGTTCGTGGACGCGGTTGAGTTCAACGGCGTCACCTTCAAACAGATCGGGGACAGCTATCTGTACCTGCGCGGCGGCTGGAGCGAAGCGCAGTTGCTTTCCTTCCCGGCGGACGTGCTGATCCTGGATGAGTTCGACAGGATGGACCCGCGCACCATCGCTCTCGCCAGGCGACGGTTGAACGCCAGCGTTATAGGAAGGGAGCTTGACCTTTCCACGCCGACGATCCCCGGCAAAGGCATTCACGCCGTCTATCTGGAAAGCGATCAGCGCGTGTACGCGCAGCCGTGTCCGAAGTGTTCCGTCGAAAACGTCTACGAGTTTCATCGGGATGTGGTCGTGGATGGCGAGCCGTTCGACGTCTACCAGCGCTGGACGCGCAACGCCGTGGCCAGGGGAACGGCCAGCTTGCGCTGTCCCGCGTGCAAAGCGGATTTGCCCGATCAGGCGCGCCTGGCGGTCGGGACCTGGGAAGCGCAGGAGCCGGAGGCGAGTCGCATTCACGGCTACGCGATCCCGCCGCTCGCCTTTCCGTTCGCCAGCTTGCAGCGCCTGGCCGTGAACGCCGTCGCGGACACGCCCGCCGAACAGTTGGAGTTCTATCGATCCGACCTCGGCGTGCCGTACACGCCGGAAGGCGCGCAGATCACCGAGGCGATGGTGCGACAAATGGCCAGCATGCCCGTCCCCGAAGGGGAGCGGTCGCGGATCACGATGGGCGTGGACGTCGGCGCGCGCTTTCACGTGCGCGTCAGCGCGGATATTCTCGGCAAGCGCGTCGTGCTGTTCATGGGAAGCGTCGCCACCTGGGAAGAACTGACGAATCTGCTGCGCTTGTACAGCGTGCGAAGCTGCGTGATCGACGCGCTGCCGGAGTTGCACGCCGCCGAAGGCTGGGCGAATCTGCATCCCGGTCGCGTGCTGCGCGCGTTCTACCCGACGCCGCTTGCGCTGCCCGGCATGCTGTTCCGCGTGAAGGCGCTGGAGCGGATCATCCAGATCAATCGGACGATGGCGATGGACTCGGTGTACAGCACATTCGCGCAGCAGCGCGAAGTCTGGCCGGAGCAGATCGCGAACGACCCGGAAGTGATCGCGCACTTCACCGCGCCGACGCGCGTTGTGACCGCGGACGAGCATGGCCAGGAAACGCCGCATTGGGTCCATAGTCGCCCGGACCATTTGTTCCACGCGATGGTGTACGACCGCGTGGCTATGGAGTCGCTGCCGAAGCGCGCGCATGAAGTCCTGATCCTGGGCGGCGTTTCGCGCAAGCTGCTCACGTAATCCCACGCAGTCCGAAACGCAGTCGCGCCGTAGCGCACAATCCCCGTATGCTGTGCAAAGTCTGTGCAAAGGAGGTCGAAATGACCTGGTTCCCCGATCCCAATGGCGATGGCGAAGAAGCAGCGGACGACGCGGAAGAAGAAGCGGAAGCCGATGAGGCCGAGGACGCAGACGCGAACGATCCCGCCGCCGCTCCATAAGCCAACCCGCACAATCCCCGCAGAGGGATTGCGATGACCGAACACAAACAACCGACTGCCTGGCGTCTGCGCCTGACGTCCTTTTTCGCGCGACTTTTCGGCGCAACGCCAGGCGCCGAGCGCCAGGCGCCCCCTGTCGCGGCGATCACGTCAGAAGCAACGCCTGGCGTTCGCGCCGCGCCGCAAGTGACGGCGTCCAAGGGTTCCGGCAGGAAAACAACCGACGCCGTCGGCGGCTGGCGCGTTTCGCCGTTCGCCCTGGTGCCGCCCAACGACCCGGACGCCGTCTGGCAGATGTTCAACCTGGATGCATCCGCGTTGCAACGCCTCAGCGCCGCGAAGCTTGTGGAGCTTCTCGCCGATCTTTCGCCGGATGTTTCCAAGGCGCTGTTCGACTTCCTTCGCTTAACAAACGCCGGGTGGGAATTTACCGTCACGCCGCCGGGGTCTGAGACGGAATCCGAGGAAGGACGCAGCGCCGTCGATTCGTTTCTTGGCTTGCTCAGCAGTTACTACGGCAGCATGGACGTCATCGTCGGACGGATGTTCATCAACGCCTTCCTACGCGGCGGCTTCCTTGCCGAGCTTGTGCTTGATGGACGCGGCAGACAGCCCGTCGATCTTGTGGTGCCCGACGCGGCGACGGCGCGGTTCCGTCTTGTGGAAGATCCAACGCGCGGTCCCATTTGGCAGCTTGGGCAGCTCCAAGGCGGCGGAAACTTCGTTCCCCTCGACACGCCGCTGATCCGCTACCTGCCAATCGATCCCTTCCCTGGCAGTCCCTATGGCCGACCGATGGTGAGTCCCGCGCTGTTCACAAGTCTGTTCCTGCTTGGGATGCTGCACGACCTGCGCAGAGTCGTCGGGCAGCAAGGCTGGACGCGCCTGGATCTGAGTGTGGACATGGAGCGACTGAAAACGATGGCGCCGGTGGACCCGGACGCCGACCCGGATCGCTGGGCGGCGTGGGTGAACGCCACCATCGAGCAGATCAAGGACGCCTACGCAAATCTGGAGCCGGACGCGATGTTCGTCCATACGGACATCGTGGAAGTGAACCGACCCGTCGGCGCGATCGATAGTCAATCGGTGGGCGGCATCGACTCGATCATCAACAGCCTGGAAAAGATGGCCGTCCGCGCGCTGAAAACGAGTCCGCTGCTGATGGGCATGACCGAAGGGCTCAGTGAAGCGAGCAGCAACCGACTGTGGGAAAGTCACTTAGCGGGCGTCAAGGCCATCCAGCACGGCTGCGAAACCGTGATAGGACAGTTGTTGACGACGGCGCTGCAAGCGCAGGGCATTCAGGCCGAAGTGACGTGGCGCTTTGCGGAAAACCGCGCCAGTGAAATGTTCCGCGACGCCCAAACCCGAACGATGGAGATCGCGAACATCCGCGAGGAATATTCGGCGGGCTGGATCAGTCAGAATGAGGCCGCAACGAAGGCCGTCGGACACGATGCAGACGTGCCCGAACCTCGCTATGATGCAAACGGCAGCTTGCCGCAATCGCCCTTAGTCACCGACCAAGACCCGGCGGAAGCGCGCGTGCTGTCGTTTCAGGCGCGCGCAAACTAAACGATCGGAACGAGCAGCCATGAACCTCACTATCTGGCTCGTCATGGAATCGGAAAGCGACCAGGCCTGCCCGCCACGAGTGGCCGTCATCGCCGGAACCAAAGAGGCGGCTATCGAATGGGTGGAGCGCACGATCCGTCGCCTCTATTCGGGCGAAGGCTGGCGCAAAAGTGGCTGGTTGGACCTTCCTGACGGCGGCAAGCAGGTGAAGGTCAGCAGCGGCGTGCGACCAAAGCACGTGGACTTCCGCGTGCGCACGACGAAGATCGACGTGCCAATCGCGCTCCCAAGCTTCGCGCCAAACCGTCAGTCTGCAGCCGTTCCATCGGTTCCAACGCTTCCGCCGGAACCATCGGCGCCGTCGCCGCCGGAAGGCGATGAGGACTGGTTCCCGCCACTTGTCGCCGGATAGCTGGTAAGTCCTAGCCGCCGCCACGCGGCGCCGCCCATCATGCCCGCGTGACCGATCCGACCGCCACGCCGACGCCGCTCTGTGACGTGATGCGCCTGGTGGTCGGCAAAGCCGTGCTGTGCGCCTACCGCGCCGGGCATGAGGGACCGCACAGCTTCGTGCGTGCGCCAATGCCAAAGCTGCTGCGCGTCCAGCCGACGCCGAACGTCCAGAAGTCGCCCCAATAGGAGGCGTATCAATGACAGCGCCGATTGCCGAACCCATCCCAGACGTGATCCGCTGGAGTCCGCTGCGCGTGAACGTCCAAGGGTTGGACGCGCCGCCCGTCGAGTTGATGGATCTTGCCCACCAGGCCGCGCCCGATCCCGACGTGTTCGACAAGCACGCGCCGTTTTTCCTTCGCGCCGTGATCAGCGTCAGTCACATGGATGCGTTCGGCACGGTGATGCGGATCAGCAGTCTCCAGAACTACGCGCGGGACGCCTCCAGCGGCGTGGCCGTGCTGAACAGTCACGACATTGACCAATTGCCGATCGGACGCAGCGTGCTGGGCACGTTCATCCACAACCGACGCGCCCACCCGGCGCATACCGTGGCCGAAGCCTATCTGCTGAGCGATTGGAGCAACGGCGTCGTCAACACGAACGACCTGATCGCCGGGATACGCGGCGGCGTGCTGCGCGACGTGTCCATTGGCTTTCACGGCGGCAGAATCGTCTGCTCGATCTGCAATCAGGACATGTTCGGCTTCCGCACAGTCTGCGAGCATTTCCCCGGCGTGACGTACGACGTCAACGGCGAAGATGAGCCGGTACAGGCGATCGGCCTCGTGGAAGATGCGCGTCTTTCCGAGTTTTCCATCGTGTACAAGGGCGCGTGTCCCGGCGCAATGATAGACAAAGCCTATCGCTTGCTGGAAAGCGGCGCGCTGACGAAGAAGGACGCGAAGGCGCTCGATTCGCGTTTTCGGATGCGCCTGGCGCTGTCGGATGTTCATCCCGTCGCCATCACAACATCCGGCGCCGTCACGATTGAAGGCGTGATGGTTGACGACGAGCCGCTGGCTAACGAGCAGCCCGCCGATCCGCCGCCCGCTACGCTTGATGCAGGCGAAGAAGCGCCGGTTCTTCCGGCGCCGCGCGCCGTCGAACGCGACAAGATTGCCCTGGGGGAAGAAATGGACGAAGTCGCGATCCGCGAACTGCTGACCCGCGCCGGAGCGCCGGAAGGCGTCGATCTGGAATGGGTGGTGACGGAATTGCAGCGATTGCGTCCCCTGGCGGACGTGGGCGCCGCCTATCGCGTCGATCTGATCGAGGACGCGCTTGCCGAGGGCGTGCGCGCCAAGGGCGCGAAATTCCCGACGGAACAGTGGCGCGGCATGCTGCAAAAGCTGGATCTTGCCGAGATCAAGCTCCATCGCGCCGGATGGCAATCCGACGCCGACGACCTGTTCACGAAGGGACGGCAAACCACCGAGGAAGCGGCGGCGCCGCTTGCTCCCAACGAGAAAGCATCCATCGCTGTGCTGCCCGATCTGGCGTATCGCGCCTAAGCAGTAGGAGGAATCGATGACCGATCCACGCGCAACGCTCGACTATTCGGGCATCCAGTACGAGGCAGAAACCTTCACAATCGACGGCACGAGCATCGTCTACAGCGCCACGGCGACGGGGGGCAGCGCGGCGGTGGGCAAAGCCGTCAAGCTGACCGCCGCGAAAACTGTCGGCCTGACCACCGATGGCAGCGACGTGCAAGGCAAGCTGCTGCTTGTGGAGGCGGATGGCAAGGCCACGGTGCAGACGCACGGCTACGTCCAACTGCCAGCGGGCACGGGCGCGTTGCTGACGCTGGGCCTGGGGATCGTGGGCGATCTGGACACCGCCGCGCCGGGCTATATCCGTGGCGTGGCGAGCGCCACCGCCGCAGAGCTTGCGGTCGCGCGTGGTCGAATCATCGACGCCACGGATACGGCAAACGTCTGGGTGCTGCTGTAGGCGAAAGGGAGAAGGAACGATGCCACAACTCCAGGTGACCACGGTGGGCATCCGCGAACTCTACGAGAATGTAGGACCGCAGATGTACCGGGACGCGAAAACGCACAATCGCAGCCTCAGTCAGTGGCTTGACGTGCTGAACCCGACCGAAGGCGGCGATCGTGGCGAGCTTGACGCCTTTGGACGGTTGATGAAAGAGTCCGGCATCGTTTCACGATCGATCCCGGAGCTTGGCATCTATGCGGACACGTTCGAGGCGTTCAACCAGAACGATCAGGTCCGCGCCTTGTTCCCGGAATGGTGCTTCCGTGTGGCGCGGCGCGCGAAGGAGTCGCCGCGCACGCGCGCGATGACCAGCCTGGATTCGGTGGTTGGATCGTCGCTGCGTCCCTACGCGGACGACAGCGTGCTGCGCCAGGATGGGTTCCGTCCCGCAATCCCCTTGTCCGAAGTGATCGCGAACAGTCGCGGCATTCAGGGCAACGTGTTCCGCAGCACCTATCTGACGGAGCCAGCGGCGGCGGCGAAGCGCATGAGCCGCGTCGCCGAAGCGGCGAACATCCCGGTGATCCAGGTGATGGTCGGCCAACGCGCGATCAATCTCTACAAGTACGGTCGCGGCGTCGAGTTCACCTACGAAGTGATGCGGCGCGAAAGCCTGGATCGCGTGGCCACCATAGTCGAGCTTGTTTCCGTGCAGAACGAAGTGGATAAGGTCGCCACGGTGCTGGACGTGATGGTGAACGGCGACGGCAACGCCGGAACCGCCGCCACAAGCTACAACCTGACCGCGCTGGACAGCGCGACCACCGCGCAAAACCTGACGCTGAACGCCTGGATCGCCTTCAAGCTGCTCTGGCGCAACCCGTACCAGATGACCACCATTCTGGCCGAGTCAGGCCCGATGGCGAAGCGATTGGTGCTGAACACGGGCAGTCAGAACCAGGCCGTGACGGTGCTGCCGCCGGGAATCGTGGAGCCGCTGACGCCGATCGAAGATCGACTTTCGGACGGCATCCGCTACGGCATCACCGACGACGCGCCTTCCGACAAGATCATCGGCTTCGACCGCCGCGCCGCCGTCGAGCGGGTGTTCGAGATCGGCGCGGACATCGAAGAAACCGAACGGTACATCCGGCGACAAACCGAGGCCATCTTCTTCACGGAAGTGGAGGGCTATCAGGTGATGAAACAAACGGCTACAAAGATTTTGAACCTCGCCGCGTAAGCATTCCGTATAGACTCAGCCGAGCGTGGACGCCTACCCCACCTGCGCATGCCACGCTCGGCTGTTTTCTAGGAGGCGATAATGGCAGACACGATTCAAGTCGTTTCCGGCCCGAAGGCCGTGAAGGATCAGGTGATTCTGTGGGAGCGCGACGCGGCGCACCCCAATGGCGAGATTTATCTGGTCGGCGGCGAAGAAGTGGACGGCAAGCCAAAAGTGACCGAAGTGGGCGAAACGCCCGGCGTGCTGGACAAGATGGCGACCGGCGAACTGGCGCGAGTGGGAAGCAAGGAAGCGGCGCCAGCGGCGACCGACTCCAGCGGAACCGCGCCGAAGAAGTAACCGTGACGATCGAGTGCAACGTCGGCGTTGGCGGCGACGTGCGCGGGCGCGTGATCCGTGGCCCGTGGCGCCGTCGATCCTGGCTGTGGCGATGGCTTCAAAAGCTGCGAGGGAAGCGATGATCACGATCCCCCAGGTCAGCATTCGCGACCACTGGCTGCAAGATGCCGAGCTTCGACGGGCGCTGAACGGGTATCGCCCCCGCACTGGATTAGGCGCCGCAATTCTGCGCTTGATCCAGACCGGCGATCGTGACGCAGTGCTTGACGTGCTGGATCGCTTGCGCAGCATCGCCATCTTCGAGACGCGTCTGTTCGCAACCGTCATTCGAGGTTCGGTCTTGCGGGTGACGGGCGAACAGGCGGTTGTGCGCGAGCCATATGGCCTGGTGGCCACGAAGGTGATGACCACGGCGGGCGTCGAAGCGATGGTGGACGCCTTCACAAACACCTTCGAGCTAGAGAACTTCAACTATCACGCGATGGGCACCGGCAGCACCGCCGAGGCCGCGTCGCAAACCGCCCTGGTGACGGAGCTAACCACCGAGTACACAAGCAACGTGCGCGGCGCCGGAGCGCAAAGTCAGCCGTCCGCGAACATCTACCAATCCTTGGCCACCGTCACAGTGGACAGCGGCACGCCCGCCGTCCGCGAGCATGGCCTGTTCAACCAGTCGGCCACGGGCGGCGGCGTCATGCTCGACCGCAGCTTGGTCGGCCCCTACACGCTGGATGGCGCGGCAGGCGACGGCGTGGAATGGACGTGGCAGCTAACGCTCACCAGCGGCGGCTAAGTGGCGCTCGCGTCCGCCAGGTCGATGGGGGTCGCTGGCCAAAAGCCCGGCGCGAATAACTCCTGGACGATCACGACCACCGGCGTCCTCAATGCGGGCGAGCTTGGCGTCATCGTCCTGGCGCTGGACAACACCAACACCAGCGACGGCGATCAGAACATCGTCAGCAGCGTCACGGACAGCGCCGGGAACACCTGGTCCAAGGCGGCGGAGCACCAGAACGGGCAGTCCGGCCAAACCCTGCCGGGCGGCACGATCTGCTCGATCTGGTACGTTGTCGCCACCTCCACGCTCAATAGCGGCGGCACGATCTCGGTCAGCTTCGCCGCCAATCTGGATGCTCGCGCCGCGACCCATTGGGCCTTCACCAAGGGCGCCAGCACGACGATCAGCGTCGGCGGCGCGAACACGGTGCAGGGCGATGGGATCAACCTTCCCTCGCTGACGCTTTCCGGCCTGACGAGTCGCGAATATCTGTGGATACGCGGCTCCTCCTGTGAAACGTCATCCGACTCATACGTTGCGTCCACAAACTTCACGGCCTTCACGGTCACGAACGCGAAATCGACCGGCGGCGCGAGCGCCACCAACCAGTGCGCGCGCGGCGAGTACCGCATCGCCACGGCGACCAGCCAAACCACCGACCCCGATCAGGGCAACTTCGACAGCGCCAGCATCCTGGTCGCCTTCTACGAGGCGGCGGGTGGCACGATCACGCCGTCGTCTGTTGGCGGCGGACTCACGCCGACCGGCGCCCTCGCAGGCGAAGTCCACACCAGGCGCACGGCGGGACTCACGCCAACGGCGGCGGAACGCGGCCTTGTAAAGCACAGCCTGACCGCCGCGCTTCCTCCAACAGCGACCGTACTGCGGAAAGTGCGGGACGCCCTTGCCGCTGCGCTGACGCCATCCACAACCGTCACGGCCCGATCGGTCGTGCGCGCTGTGCTTTCGGCAGGTTTGACCCCGACAAGAACACTTGTTCGGATCGTCCAGAAACCGACCCTGGCCGCGCTGACGCCGGTTGGGGCGCTTGTTCGCCGCGTGCGCGACGCCCTTGCTTCCGCGCTCACGCCGAGCGCGACCGCCGCCGGGTCGTTCGTTTCCGGCTCGCCGGGCGGCGTGATCTACGAAGCGAGCGTGGGCGCTGGCCTCACGCCCGCCGCAACAGTCGTTCGGCGCGTGCGGCATTCCCTCGCCGCTGCGCTGGCGCCGAGTGGGATCGTGCTACGGCGCGTGCGTGCGGCCAGAATCGCCGGAATCGCCCCTGGAAGCGCCCTAAGCCGACGTGTACGGCGTGGTTTGGCTGGCGCGATCAGCCCGATAGCGTCGGCGGCGGGATCGTTCGTTCCTGGTTCGCCTGGCGGAACGATCTACGAAGCCGCCGTCGGCGCCGTCCTCACGCCCGTCGCCGCAATTACCCGACGCGGCGTTTACGCGGCGCGCGGCGCGTCCCTGACGCCAGCAGGGTTCACGGGCGCCGCAATTCAGCATGCCCTGGGCGGCGCGATTGGTCTTGCGGCCAGTGTTGCGCGACTGCCGCGCATTCATCGCGTTGGCGCCATCACGCCGACGACCGCACTCACACGAACCTTGTTCCATCGCCTGGGCGCGATGCTGACGCCGCTGGGCGCAGTATTCGGGCGACTGCCTGGCCGCACCTACATTCCACCAGCGACGGCGACGCTTGTCCAACGGCCATTGGCGACGGCGACTCTGGTGAAACGGGATGCGACTGGCAGCGCCCTCACGCCACGCACCGTGAACGGTACAGTAACGGCGAGGCCAGCGGCGGAAAGCGATCTGACGCCCACGCCGCAGGCGGTAGGGAGTATACGCAATGACTGAACGGCTCACGATGACGCGCGGCGATAGTGGTGAATTTGATTTGACGATCGTGCGCGATGGCGCGCCGATCGACATTTCCACCGGCCTGCTGATCTTCACGGCAAAATATCGCGCCGCTGACCCTGATGAGGACGCGCCGATTCAGAAGCGCAGCGATGGCGCCACGCCGGGCGTCGTGATAACGGATGGTCCGAACGGACTCGCGCTCATTACCATCGATCCCGCCGATACGGAGGCGATTGCCGTGCCGAACCTGCTGACGGCGGACGTGCAGCTTGTGGAAACGAACGGACGGATCACCACGGTTTGGCGCGGCCTGCTGGCCGTCGCGCCCGATGTGACGCGCGTGGCCGCGTAGGAGGACCGGATGCCAATCTTGATCCAGGCTGACTACGACGCCGTGCGCCAGGCCATCGAAGTGAACCTGACGGCCAACGACCTGCCCGACGCCGTGATCGCCAGTCCGATTTACCAGGGGCGCGCCGAGGCCTACGTGATCGATCGCGTGCCGACCGCCGAATCCGCCACAGGCACGGCGGCGCTCCACCTGCGGATGGCGACGATCCTCTACACGGCGGCCTACATCCTGCCCGCGTACTATGCCGTGAACGACGAGCAGGTTGGCGACCTGCGCGTGCGCGTGAACGACAGCCGCATCGAGCAGCGGATCAGTCAACTTCGCGGCGACGCCGATCGCGAACTGGATGAGGGCGCGGGCGTGACGCCCAGCCCGACGGCGCCAACCGGAATGCCTCTGATGTTCGATTTAGCGTACGCGGGGCGCGGAAGGAGTGTGTACCTATGGCCGGAGGATTAGTAACCGTCAAGGCCAAGCATCCCGATCAAGGAACCGGCACGCTCAACGTTCACCTGCACGAGCGCAATGCCGACCATCCCGGCGGGGAGGCGCTTGTGTACGGCGACCAAGAAGTGGAAGTCGCCAAGACGCCGAAGGTGGAAGCGTTGCTGGAGAGCGGCGTGCTGGTGGAAGTGAAGGCGAAAGCGGCGCCAAAAGAGCCAAAGACCGACGCGGCGGGCTAGCGCGTGCGAGCGTATATGGGCAGCCTGCGCCGCCTTGCCGAGCGCAGCATGATCAGCGCCGTGATCGTGCGCCGACCGACGCGCGTGCCGGGCGAGATGGGTGGCTACGTGGATGGCGCGCCGCTGACGTGGGAAACGATTGGACGCGTGTTCCGTCCGGTGGTCAGCGAGCAGTTGGCGGCGACCCGCGAAAGCACCGTGGCGGCGATCATCGTGGAGATGCCCCATGATGAGGACATTCGCAGCGGCGACCAGTTGGAGATCGATGGCGTGACCTACGAAGTGAGCGACGCGGGCGAGCGCGATAGCTGGAAGGCGCGACGGCAGACCGTTGTGGAAGTGGTGCAGTAATGGCCTACAAACGGATTATGACCGCCGAAGTGACGGTGGACAACACCGTGATGATCAACAATCTGCTCCACGAGCAGGTGCGAAACGCGATCAACGAAACCCTGCTGGACATGGAAATGATCGCCAACAGCCTCGTGCCGGTGGACACCGGCGACCTGAAAGGCAGCATCCGCAAGCATCTGAATGCGGACGGCCTGGGCGGCGTGGTCAGCGCGGGCGGCGGCGCCGTGGACTACGCCGCGTTTGTGGAGTTGGGCCACTACTCGACGGGCGGCAATTGGGTGCCGCCGCAGCCCTACATGCAACCCGCCGCCGACTACGGGACGCATCTGTTGCAGGCGCGGCTGGACGCCATTCTATGACCGATCCCCGGTCGGAAGCGGGCATCGTTGAGGCCTGGCTGCTGGCGACCCTGCTGGCGGACACGGCGGCGGGCGGAGTGGCCGCGCTGACGCAAAGTCGGATCTTCGGTCCGATGGCGCCGCAGAACGCCGAGTGGCCGTATGTGGTGTTCAGTTTCCTGACGGGCGCCGATCTGATGACCCATAACGGCGTGCGGATCTGGACCGCCTGCACCTATCTGATTGAAGCCATCGACCAGCGCCGCGAATATGACCGGGTGGACGTGATCGCGGCTCGGATGGACGTGTTGCTCCATCGCGCGATGCTGATCTCGGTGGATGGCGGCGAGATTCAGGAGTGCGTTCGCGCCGAAGCCAGCCGCCGCCCGTTCGTCGTGGGCGCTAGTCGGTTTGTTCACGCTGGCGGGGTGTATAGCATCAAGGCGCGGCTGACCGCGTAGGGAGAAGGGCTATGGCAGAGCGTTCGACGCTATTCCAGTTCGTGCAGGTCGCGATTGAAGCCCCTGGCTCGCCAGGCCAGAAACCGGCGGACGACAAATTCCGACGCCTGCAAACGATGGCCTGGGAGATCCAGCCGAATCAGGAGTTCATCGAGATTCGCGGCGCGGCCTACAAATGGCCGGTCGGCAGCGTGATCAACAAGGATTTCACCACCCTGACGGTGCCCGCCAACCCGATCAGCTACAACGAAATCCAGTACATCTTCAACAGCGCCCTCTGCACGGGCGTGATCACCGGCACGGCGGCGACCGGCGCCACCCACACCTTCTCCCCATCCAGTACGGCGGGCGATCCCTTCTCAACACTCTGGATTCAACAGGGCGATCCGCTGAAAGCGCACGAGATGGGCTACGCGGTGTTGACCGGCTTCGATCTGGAGTTCAGTCGCGATGGCGTCACGATCGCCGCCGAGGGGTTCGGCCAGGCGTTGATCATCGGCCCGCCGCCGGTTGTGCTCGCCAGCACGGGCGTCACCACGCCGCCGCTGGAGCCGGTGCTGCCCGCCACCGTAGACGTCACCGTGGCCGACACGTACGCCGGGCTGTCCACGCCCGCGAATAAGGAGCTTCGCGTCGTCGGCGGAACCCTGCACGTCGGCAACCGCCAGATGGCGCTCTGGACCGTGGACAGCGCGCAGGACAGCTACGCCGCCGTCTACGAAAGCCTGCCGGAGGCGACTCTGGAACTGCACATGGAAGCTGACGACGCCGGGCTGGAATGGATCACCGCCGCCCGCGCCGGGGACACGCGGTTCTTCCGCTTGCTGGCCACCGGCCCGACGATCGGCGCAGGCCCGGCGACCTATAGCATCCAGATTGACATGGCGCTGCAAGTGAACGAGGCTGTGCAGTTCGAGGATACCGATGGCCTGTTCAACGTCGCCGTCAATGCGGCGCTGGTGCATGACGCCACCTGGGGCAAGGGCATCGAAGCCATCGTCGTGAACACCATCGACGCCACCACTCTCTAGGAGCAACCATGCCTATCAAGCTGTCCGACCTGTTGAAGAAAACCGTGACCACCACCATGCAGTACGGCGATGAAACCGTGACGCTGGAAGTGCGGTCGAATCTGGAAGGCGCCGTCGTCTACGCGATTGGCGACCGCGCCATGCAGGGCGAGTCGATGAACGCGCAAGAGCAGCGCGCCTTCTTCATGGACACGATCCTCGCCTACCTCGCCGGGTGGGACATCGAAGATGACGACGGCGTGATGCCGATCACGGCGGAGTCGATGCTGCGCCTGCCGCAGCCGCTCGTGTTCGCGATCTTCGACGCGATCAAGGAGCAGATCGGCCCAAACTCGCCGACCGCGCCGACCTCCGAGCCTGGCTCCGAAGCAACGGCAAATCTGGACGCGTCCCTTTCTGGTACGCCGTCCTCCAACGGGCAAAGTACCTTGGCGTCGCTCCCTGGGAACTCCTAGCGCAGCCGGATATATGGCAGCAGTGGGCGTCGATGGCGATGTGGGCCGAAGGACAAGCCGATGAAGATCGTCGCCGGATGGCGTCGGTGCGACGCCCGCCGCGCCGGGCGTGATCGCCTGTTGAGCGAGCGAGGCTAACGTGGTCGTCAATCTCGCCAAGCTGATGATCACCGTCGGCGCCAACCTGTCCGAGGCGGAAGCTGGCCTCAGCAAGATCCAGAAGCAGGCCCATCAGGTCGCCGATGAACTGACCAGCTTCGGCACGCGGATGACGGCGGCGTTCACCGTGCCGACGGTGGCGATGGCGGCGCTCGGCGCCAGTTTCGTCGTCACCGAGCAACGCGCCAAAACGGCGCTGACGTCGATTACCGGCAGCGCCGAAACGGCGAACAAAACCTTCGAGCAGATGATCGATCTTGCCGACAAGTTCGGCGTCAAGCAGGCCGACCTGCTGCCAATGGCGCAACGGCTGATCGGCGTCGGCGTCGCCGCTGATGAAGCCGCTGGCGCGATGGAGATCATGCTCAACACGGCGGCGGGCGCGAAATCCGCCACGATGAGCACCGAAGAAGCGATGATGCGGCTGACCACGGCCTTTAGCCAGATGATCGCCAAAGGCAAGCTGACCGCCGAGGAAATGACCCAACAGGCTGGAGAAGTGTTCCCGGCCTGGCAGTTGTTGGCCGAGCAGATGGGCACGTCCGTCGCGGAATTGCAAGACCGCGCGAAGAAGGGCGCCTTATCCGCCGCCGAGGCGCTGCCCGAACTCTTTGAGGCGATGCGGAAGAAGTACGGCGAGATCGGCATCGCCATTGGCGAGTTGCTCCCCGGCGCCTTCGCCCGCTTGCAAAACGCCGCCGAACGCGCCCTCGGCTCGCTAATGGGGCCGTCCATCGAGCAGTTGACCAACCTGCTGAACAGTCTCTACCCGGTCATCGTGGATATTGGCGCGGCCTTCGGACGGCTCGACCCCGAAGTGAAGAAGCTGATCGTCACCTTTGGCGCGATCATCGCCGCCATCGGCCCGCTCGCGCTGCTGCTGGCCGGGATCACCGTCGTGATCACCGCCCTGATCAGTCCAGTCGGGCTGGTGGTGTCGGCGCTGGCGGCGCTGGCGATTGCGGCGGCGGTCGCGGCGACGGCCTTCGCGCAGAACTGGGGCGGCATCCGCGACAAGATCATGGGCGCGCTCAACGGAATCGCGCCGGTCGTTGAGAAGCTGATCGATGACGCCTTCACCTGGGGATCGAACCTGATCATCAGCTTCGCGAACGGCATGGCCGACGCCGTCAGCTTTATCGCGGATGTGCTGAACGCCATCGCGGACACGATCAGCGGATGGCTGGAGCCGGGCAGCCCGCCCAAGCTGCTCCCCGACATCGACAAGTGGGGCGCCCTGGCCATGCAGGAGTACATGAAGGGCTGGCTGAACGCCGACTTCGGGGTGTTCAACGAAATCTCCAAGATGATCGAGGAGCGGCTGCGCTTCGTGGCGCGCGCCGAAGGCGGCGACCTTGCCGAGATGATCTTCGGCAGTCGCGCCGCGCTGATGCAGGCAATGAACGACATGCGCGAGTTCGGTCAGATCAGCGAGGACACGATGCAAGCCATCGCGGACTCGTCCGGCTCGGCGGCGGGCGAGATCCAGGGCATCATCGAAACCTATATCGAGTGGGTGCAGGCGGGCGAGGATGTGGCGCGCATCCAGAAGGAGATCACCCAGATCAACCGCCAGTTCGCCGCCGAGCTTCGTCCGCTGCAAAGCGAGATGGACAAAATCAACGACGCCCAGCAAGAGCTTGCCGATCAGGAGCGGATGGCGCGCTTGGCGGAACAGGTCGCCAAGGGCAAAGCCGATCCAAAAGAGCTTTCGATGCTGGCGCGTGAGATCGAGCTACGGAAGCAGATCCGCGACGTGAAGGGGCGGCAGCGGGAAGCGACGGACGCCAAACAAGCCGAGCTTGAAGCCGCCGAGGGCGTGCGGGACGCCTTGCAGCCGCAGATCGACGCCTTCAAGAACATGAACAAGTACCAGCAGGACAGCATCCGCCTGATGGACGAGTTCACGAAAGCGACGGGGGGCGCGGGCGGCGGGGCGAAGAAGGCGGGCGCGGAACTAGACAAGCTGGGCGAGAAGTTCAAGCTGAACGTGCCGACGCCGGAAAAGATCGAGGCCAAGTTCCGCGAGATGTGGGACAAGATCAAAGAGGGCTGGGATAAGGCGCTCGCGCCGATCAACACCTTCCTGGCCAGGATCGATGAGGGGCTGAAAGATCCGTTCAAGGAGATCGCGACCAGCCTGGAAAGCATCGCCAAGTCCATTGAAACGATCCGGCAAGGACTCGGATTGGGTGGTGATTTGGAGGCGGGCGCGCAGCGGTTCCTTGGCCCTGGCGGGCGCCCCGGCGAGCAGGATTTCGCGGTGCAGTTCCCGGAGCTTTCCACCGGCCTCCAGCGCGTCGGCGAGATGATGGCGAAGCTTGGCGAGATCGATGACGCGCTCTGGTCGATCATCGGCGAGATTTTGAACAGGCTCGGCGGGCTGATGATGACCACATGGGACAATTACGTGGTCCCGGAATGGCGCCGTCTGATGCAACTGCTTGGCGACGCTTTCACCATCCTGACGCTGGAGCCGATCCGTAAGTTTGCCGAGGTCATGCACACCTACGTCATCCCGATTTTGGAGGCGTGGGCGCAATTCATTCAGGGCACGCTGCTGGAGGTGTTCCGTCTGCTGGGCGTGGGGATCAATACCGCAATCGCCACCTTCGCGGACCTGGTGATCATCGCGCTGACGCCGTTCCATAACGTCCTTGTGATTATCGAAGGGTTCCTGAAAGGCGACTTTGACAAGGCGTTGAAGAAGGTGAAAGACAACTTCGATCTCGCCTGGAAAGCCGCGCTGGACATCAAGGCGAACTTCGATCTGCTCGGCGCGGCGGCGGATTCGGCGCGCGCGGCGCTGTTGCGGCTGGCGGGACTGCCGTCGCCCACGAGCATCGCGAAAGGCGTCACCGGCGCCATCGGCGAGGCGTTTTCCGGCATCAACGATCAAAGCGAGCCGAACGCCAGCGGCGCCAGGCAATGGGGCGGTCCCGTGATCGGCGGCGGCGCGTATTGGGTGGGCGAGCATGGGCCGGAGTTGTTCCGCCCGAACCTGCCCGGCAGCATCATCCCCAACCATCAGATTATGCTAGGCGGACTGACGATCAACGTGATGCCCGGCACGTCGGGGGAAGATGCGGAGCGACTTGCGGCGATGATCTGGGACCAGGCGACGGACGCCCTTCGCGCCATCGTTCCGGCGGCGGGCTGATGCCGGTCAGCTATCTGTACGCCCTGGCCAGCACGCCCAGCGGGCTGCAGGCGCCGCTGGCGCTCCAACCGGCGGAGGTCCGATTTCTGCCGCCGAACGCGGGGCCGCTCAACCTGAACGGCGAGCCGATGTGGATCGACACGCGGGAAGGTCGCGAGTTGATCTGGGAAGTGATCCGCGACGCCGAATGGACGACGTTGTGGGCGATTACGGGCGGCGATCTTGCGCCCAGCGCGAACGGCTACATCCGGTGTGTGGACTTCGGCGGCTACGGCGGCAGCGACCGCTGGGGCGATTATTCCTGCATCATTCACCGACCAGCCGCCGGAGAGTTCGGCTTTCACTGGCGCAGACGTGTGACGGTGCGCTGCACGATGATGGAACGGATTGGCGACGCGGACGACTACGTATAGGAGCGCCTCATGCCTGACGCGACAATCAACATCATCAATGTGTCCGACCTGCAAGCCGCCCAGGTCGGCGGGCGGCAGGTGGACGCGGGCGACTATCAGGGCTACGCGCCCTTCGTGATCATCTTCGGCAAAGAGGCGGGCGGAGGATGGGTTCCGCTGACGGTTGGAGCGGACGGCGTGCTGGCGACGAGTCCGGTCGCCTGGAAGCCGTGGATCGCCAGTCCCGCCGTGCTCGCGGCCAGCGCGACCTACACCAGCGCGTCGGACAATGACGTGGATTGGACGATGATCACCGGCCACGTCGGCAGCAATGTGGCGGGCACGCTGTACATCGACCACTGCGAAAACAGCGCCTTCGCCGCCAACACCTTCTCCTCCGATTCGATGGCCTACCCCGGCTATTGGCTCGATTCGAGTGGCGCGGCGGTGGCCGTCGGCACGGTGGTGCAATTCGAGGCTCCTCGCTTCGCGAACTATGCGCGAGTGCGCTACATCAACGGCGGCACAATCCAGACCTGGTTTACGCTGGCGGCTGGCCTGAAAACGATCGTGCGGTGAGGGCAAGGTGACCGACGCCTACATAAACTCCGGCAGCTACTACAACCCGAACCGAGCGCGACTGAACGCCTACAGCCGAGGCGTCAATCTTCACCTGAGCGGCCTGATCCGGCTCTCGCGGGGCGCGGGCGCGGCGAACGCGAAGGACTGGCGGATCGCGCCCTACACCGACGACAGCTTGCGGTTTAGCGCCGCCAACGAGGCGTTCGATACGTTCTCGGATTTCCTCGTCGTCAGTCGCACCGGCGGCACGGTGGTCACGACGACGTTTCCGGGCTACGTCGCCGCCCGGCGCACCGGGGTCGGGACGCAACTGCAATTCGCAAACCACGCGACCAACGACGAGGGCGGCTACCTCACCTCGCTCAATGGCAGCAATTTCAACATCAGCGGCGGCGCGCGCCACGACGGGACGAACTGGATCGCGCGGGCGACCTCGGCGGCGATCATCGCGGGCGGGTCTGGGTCCGTCGCGTTCTACGCGAGCACCGGGCTGACGGTTGGCGTGTCCTACACGCCGACGCTGCGCGGCGGCTACGACCCGACGACCTTCTGGATGCTGGCTGACCGGCTGTCGATCCGTAAGGCCGGAAGCTCGGCGCAGTTGCAGATCACGAACCACGCCACCAATGTCGAAGGACTATTCCTCGGCACGACGGGCGCGGGCGTCGGGCAGATTTCGGCGGGCGGCGAGCTTATCGGCGGCGGGTGGATCGCCCGGCATACGGCGATCAGCATCTTCTCGATGAGCAACGGCGCGTTCGAGTGGCACAACGGGTCCGGCGCCATCGGCGCGTCGTTTACACCGACGCTGCTGGCGTCGATCTCGGCGGCGGGGGCGCTCTCGCTGCCGTTCCAGCCGCGTGCTTGTGTCTATAACGGCAGCGGCACGATGCCGCTCAACGCGGTCTACGCCACCCTCACCGCTGGCGCGGAGTATGACCCACTCGGCGCGATGTCGGGCAGCGTCTATACCGTTCCGGTCACCGGCGACTACCGCATTGCCGCGAGCGTTCAGGCCATCGCAGGCAGCACGCCGGTCGGCGTCCAGTTCCGCCTGCTCGTCAACGGCGTCGCCTACCACGCAACCGGCCTGGAAATCATTGGCGGCGATGGCACCGACCAAGATTTCACGTTCCCGTATGCCGTCTCGATCGTGCTGCCGCTGACGGCAGGATGGCAGGTGTCGGTGCAGGGCACGCAAGCGTCGGCGTCGAGCGAGTCGACCTATCGCCAATTCTGCTTCGCGATCGAGCAGATCGCCTGATGAGGGCGTAATGCAAGGCTACGATCGCGTCGATCTCCAGGTGCGCCCGGCGCGCTTGGCCGACAGCGCCACCGGCGTTAACTTGACGCTTTCGGGCACGCTCTCCGCCGCCGCCATCGCCAGCGGCGGCACGCTGTTCCCGGACGGCAGCCTCTCCGCGCCGAGCATCGCCTTCGCTGCTGACACGGATACCGGCTACTACCGAGTAGGCAGTGGCGTCATCGGCATCGCCGCCAACGGCATCCACGCCGGGACGTTCACGCAGTACGGCATCGATACGCCGGGCATCCTCTACACCGGCTACGGCACGGCGAGCGGGCCGAGCCACACGTTCGGCGGCGACAACAACACCGGCATGTACCACCACGACACCGATGGCGATGTGCTGTTGTTCGCAACGGGGGCGGTTGAGCGGCTGCGCATTGACGCCAACGGTCACATCGGGATCAATCGAACTCCAGCAAGCATCGGCGACGGTGGATCGCCGCGCCTGCTGCAAGTCGCCGGGTACGGATCTGGCGCGTATGGGGCGCTCAATCTCATCAGCGATCAGACTGGCGATGGCGCGACCGCTGGCGCGATCAGCTTTGCGAGCAGCGGCGCGGGCAGTAGCGACAAGCGCCTGGCGATCCTCCTAGCGACCAGCGATGGGTCGTCGGCGTCGGGCGCGAATGGGCGGCTCTATTTCTACACGGCGGCGGGCGGGGCGAACACGCTGGCGCTGTTCATCGATTCGGTTGGCCGGATCGCGACCGGCGGGATGACGATCCATAGCTCGCTGTTGCGCGGCGATCTGGTGGTTGGGCGCTCCAGCGCCACGGGGTCTGGGACCATCTACTTCGGCAGCAACAACCAGCACGCCTTCTTGTACTACAGCTCGGCGCAGTTCGTCTTGGGTCGAGGATCGGCTGGGGTGAACAGCACGATCGACAACAGCGGCCTGACCACGAACACCTCGTCCGAGTTCGTGAACGGGCGTCGCTACAAGGAGCGGCGTGGCGTGATCGACCCCGATCAGGCGATGGCCTGGCTGCGCTCCATCCCGCCCCGGCGCTATCGGGTCGTGAACGAGCAGCGCGAGCGCCTCGGCTTCTTCGCGGAGGAATTGCACGCCGCATCGCCGTATCTTTCCGATGGCAAAGGCTACACGCCGCAGAACCTGGATGTAGCGCTCGTCGCCGCGATCCAACAACTCGACCGCCGCCTGACGGCGCGAGAACGTCAATCCGCCTAGCAAGAAACGAGGTGCGTTATCGTAGACCCCTTTCCGAAGCCGAAGCGCCAAGTCCCATCGAACGTCGGGCGCGTGCAGATTATTCTTGACAATACGCTTGTAGACCAACCGCCGATGCACACAGCAGGCAAACGGTTTGCCGTGCAGGTGACGTTGCTCGATGAGGAAGGAACGGCCATGCCGCCCGTGACGCTGGACCTGGAAACCTTCATCACCGCAACGCAAAAGACCACGCTCACAAACATCACCGACGCCATCACTGCCAAGGCCGCGAACGAAATGCTGGAGGCGCCAACGCCGTGACGCGATCCAATGGAGCAGCCAAACCCATGCCAGACGCGCTCGCGCCCACCGATCTTTCCGCCTTGCCGCCATCCACCGACGCCGAGCCGATTGCCGAGATCCCCCTGTTCGGCAAACGCGCCGCCCGCATCGCCGCCGCCTATGACGTCTACGCCGCCGCCAAACAGCAGATGGACACGGCGCAACTGGTGCTGGAGCAGCTTGTGGGCGCGGCCTTGGATGATCACGACATCGACGCCGAACGCTGGCGCGGCATCCGCAAAGACGCGGCGGGGAACTGGCTGCTTCGCTATCTGGAAACGAGCGCCGACGGCGTGCCCACGGTGGCCTGATGGCTGATCTGTGGACTAGGTCAGGTGTTTCCAGGAATGCCCGTGGTATCCAACATGGCTAACATGTGGTCAGAGTTTGTTTGGCCGGACGCCCGCGCCTTCCGCACCCGCACGAAGGTCTACATTGGCGGCGCGTTGGAGTACGTGGAAGGCGTCGCCTTCAACTTTGGCGAGCCGTTGCCCCTCACGGCGAGCGCCGAGTTGGCCATCCCCTTTGGCGACGTTGCGCCCGGCGACGATTGGACGAACACAGGCTTCAGCATCTATCTGGACAACGCCATCGCCTTTCTGAACAAGGGCGCCGTTCAGATCAACGACGAATGCTGGGTGACGTATTCGGGCATCACCATCGCGCCCGGCTTCCTCTGGCGGCTGGACAACGTGAGCCGTGTGACGCCGGGGCCAAGCAACTATGACGTCGGGACGCGCGTGGATCAGTGGCGAGAGATCACGCGCCAGGTGAGCAAGATCCGCATCAGCGGCAATCTGCGCGGCGCCGTCGCGGGCTGGCAGGCCACGATCACCGGCGCGAACTGGAACAGTCAAACGATCTTCGAGCATGCCAGTCTGCTGATAATGCAGCAGCAGTGGGATGAAGTGACCCATGCCGACACAAGCTGGCGCACCCGCTTCGTCGGCTTCCTCGGCCCGCCGGAGCCGGTGCTGACGCCGGATGGCAAAACCACCTGGCAGGCGACGGCGGAAGGCTGGAGCAAGTACCTGAACCTGACAACGCTGCCCGCGAAAACGTATGGGCTGATCGCGATAGGCGGCAGTCGAACGGCCAGCAGCACGCTGCAAGACGCCGGGCAGGCGCCGGATGAGGGCGGCTACCTTGCCGGAGACATGGGACCGAACAACACCGGCGACAACAAAATGCAGACGTTCTGGGCCAGCGCGGGCAGTCCGTTGCGCAACCAGATGGCGGCACGTCCCTGGCTGGAAAGCGGCGGCGACGCCTTGCAGCGGTCCCTGCGCATCGAATGGGGACAAAAGCTGAAGATCCAGCAGGTGTTCTGCTCCGCCGCCAACGGCGGGAGATACACGCGCCAGCAGCAGACCTGGATCGAAATCTACAACCCGATCGATCCGGGACGGTTTGAAGATGAGCGCGGCAATGAAATCACCAGCGCCACGCAGGTGAGCGTGCTGCCGCTGATCATCGAGAACAGCCGGGGGCAGCGATTGAACCTCGGCTGGAAGAACGGCAGTCACATCAACGACACGCGCATCCTGCCCACGGGCAGCATGATTTTGTGCTACGACGCCGACATATTCCGCCGTCAGTTCGAGCCGCCGGATGGGACGGTGATCTTCCCGTACAACGAGTGCGACGGCTACTGGCCGGGCATCAAGCGCCCGTGGCGCCCCGGCGATCCGGTGACCGACGCCGCCGGAAATCCGCTGTTCGACTCGCTTGGCAGGCCGATGGGGCCGGGCGCGTTCGTGGACGCGGAAAAGAACATCGCCCATCGCAACGTCGGCGCGGCCTTCTGGCTCGACCCGGAAGGCGACTGGATCGCCATTCGCGCCAGCATCGGCCAGAACCCGGCCATCGATCCCTGGATCGATCATGACGGCGAGAACGACAAGTTCGGCGAGAACTGGCTGGACTTCGTTGCGTGGGGCAATGTGACCGTTCCCACCGAGTTCTGGAGCCGCCTCGCCAGCGATACGGACGCCTACGGCAACCAGAACACCTACTTTCAATCGCCGCCCGTCCACCCTCGGCATGTATGGGGCGGACCGATGCCGGGAGATCCCTACCCGGCCATCGCCAATCCAGAGCTTTCGGTCGCGGGCACGCGGCCTGTGCCTCGTGATGCGGCGGCAGGCACGCGCCAGGGCATCGCCGTCGGCAAAAGCATCCGCAGGCAGGTGACGAGTCCCTACGGGATGCCGCCGAACTTTCCAGAGCCAGGCCTCAGTCCTTCGATGGGCGGCGGCTATGGCGAATCGCGAGACGATCAGGAGCCGCCGCAACTGATCATGTGGAACGAGGATAGCCACACGCGGATGGATTGGGTCGAGCGCGTGCCCGTCATCGGCAACGAGAACACGCTTGCGGCGGGCGAATGGATACGGATCGCCTGCAACGAGTTTCCCGCGCCGCAGTGCGTTTCCGACGACATGGCCACCATCACCGTGACGGACGCCACCTTTCTGCCGACGCCGCCAGCGGGCTATTCGGCGGAGATGACGGTGAGCAACCGCAACGGGCCGGATGGCGTGCCGATGCTCGTCTGGTACAGCGCGAAGAACGGCAACGTGCTGACGATCAGCAATCGCAGTCATGTGTATGACGAATCGCATCCAGGCCATTCGCTCGAAGGCGACGGCCTGTTCATCCCGCCAGCGCAATTCAAGATCAAGGTGCCCGCTCGCACGGGCGTCAGCTTGCAGGACCAGGGCCAGGTGTGGCGCTACGCCAATCTGTATCAAGTCGCCGCAATCGCCTGGCGACGGCGCAACCGCACGAACGCCACGCCGCCATCCGTTCCCACGCGCTACGACATTCGCATCACCGGGCAGGAACAAGCGAGCGATCCCGTCACCTTCATCGGCGAGAGCTTCGATTGGGATCAGCCCGTGAGCGTGACGCAGAACACGCGCCAGTTCGGCTATCACGCGATCATCAGCACCCACGGCTTCCCGGTGTATGCCCGTCACATCTTCTTCGAGATTTACGCAATGAGCGACGAAGGCCGCGCCATCCTGAACGAGTTGCAGGCGTATGCGGTGGGCGGGGATGTGGCGCTCGACCCGGCGACGGGCATGCCGAGCAACGCTTTCACCTGCGCCGATGTGGCCGACCAGATCCTTGCGGCGGCGGGCGTTCCGGCCCGTCAGCGGCATTGTTTGGCGGGCGCCGACATTCTCAGCTTTCAGGTGGCGACGGGCAGCGCCCTGAACATGCTGCAATCGCTGGCCGAAAAGAGCAGTTGCATCCTCAGCGAAGATCGCGACGGCCATTTCTGGTGGGGCTGGGACCCGCGCATCACCGAAGTCAACAAGGGACGCGTGCCGCGCTTCACGATCAACCTTGCGTCGGCGCGAAAGCAGTACAAGCAGGTCCGCAAGCCGCGCTTCGGCGCGAGTCAGGTTGAGTTATTGGCGCGAAACGACGTCACCCAGGATGAATGGACGGTGGTGATGCCGCCCGCGCCGCTGCGGCTGGGAGCGCCGGTTCGCCGGATTGGCACGCGCTTCGCGCAAAGCCCTCGCGCCGCGATTCGCGCGGCGGAGATCGCCTTGCGCCAGGCGAACACCGGCCTCACGATCGACGTGGACATTGGCAGCTTTGACGACTTCAAGCTGCTGGACATCGTGCGCGTCGAAGGCATTACAGGACTGGATGCGAGTCATGCGGAAGAACATGGACGGGATTTCTTCGTGACCTCCGCGAACTTCGACATCGACTCGCAAGGCATGACCGGGGCAATCCGCTTGGAGCAACGCCTGCTATGAGCATCCTGCGCCCGGTGATCGCCAGCGTTGCGGAATTTCAACGCCTCCTACTCGAAGTATTCGCGCCCAAACGGGATGAAACGTCCGCGCTGATCACCGGGATCGTCACCGATGGCGCGACGGGCAATCCGATCGGCGCGAGCTTCACGGTGCGCGGCGCCACCGAAGATCAGACCGGCATTATCCAGAACGGCCAGAGCATCGCCGTCGGCGAAACCTGGGATGTGAGCTACGGGCGAGACCCCGCCGATCCGCAGTTCCGTCTGGAGCGCAAGCGCGTCAGTCAAGAAATCATGGCGGGCGCCTTGGTGGACCGCATCCTGCCGAACCTGAACCTACTGGATGACTTTGGCCGCAGCGGCGGGCCATCGCCGGGCGGCTACCAAGCGACCCAGGTGTTCCGGTACGAGATCGCGCGGCGCGGCCAGTACGACCTGTACGCGCTCAACGCGGTGCAGTACGCGGTGCGCGTGCGCGTGGCGGGCGGCAGCGAGTGGGGGCCAACCATCGGCCCGACGTACCCGCAGCCGCGCGGCTACACGAGCAGCACGCTGCTGGAGGACCTTCCGGCGGCGGAAACCACCAGCGTGAACGTCGCCCAGCAGCCGGAATGGCCTGTCTGCGACGAAGGGCAGTTCATTCGCGTGCGGATCGGGCAGGAGCTTATCGAAGGCCGCTATCACTACAACGAGGCGACGTCGCAGTGGCAATTGAGCGATATGGAGCGCGGCGTCGAACCCTATGATGAGGAGCCAGGCAGCTTCGCGACGGCGCATTCGTCGGGCGCGGATGTGATCATGTTCTGCACCGACGGCAGTCTCTACGGCCTGACGCCGGGCGTGCCGTATGAAGCCGAAATCTGCTGTGTGGACTTGAACAATGTGTACGGGCCGTGGTCCTTGGACCCGATAGCGTTCACGGCATGGGAAGAAGTCGCGCCGCCCGACCCGCCGAAAGCGGTCAACGTCGAAGCGATGCCGGGCGGTTTCGAGATCACCTGGGGCCGGGTGGCGATCCACGACCTGAAGGGCTACATCGTGCGCCGCTGTCACTTCGCGACGCACGCCGCCTATCTTGCGGCGGTTGCGGCGAGCGAAATCTTGCCACCTGAGAACGCGGATTGGACGGCGCTGGATGCGGCGTTTGACGCGGGCGCGAAACTGATGTTTCCGGGGACGGGCGAGGAAGAAATCTCGCAGATGCAGGCGTACATCTGGCCGGGGACGCGCGGCGTGCCGCTGGATGCGGAGCAGATTCCGATCAACCCGAAAGAATGGAGCTACTTCGCGGTCAAAACCGTGCGCGATTCCGGCGTCGTCAGTCTCCATGCCCGGTTCGGATCGGACATTGAGCCGCCCGTTAGCCCGCTGCCGGAAAACGTCCACGTGGAAGCGGTGATGGGCGGCGTCTGGATACACATTGAGGCGGGGGACCGGGCGCGGTTTGATCGCGGCTGGCGCAGCTTCGTGGTGTGGCGAGCCGACGGCGCGTTCCCCTCAGTGCCCACCGATCCGTTGGGCGTGACGGAGATGGTGCGCAACAGCGGCCTGGCCATCTTCGTGCAGGTCGATCCCGGCCAGGCCTACTACTGGCAGGTGGTCAGCGTGGATTTCAACGAGAACCAGGGGCTGTTGATCAACGACCTGGCGCACTGGAAGGTTGATGAGTACACGCCGCCCGCGCCGCCCTTTGTGCAAGTAATCCCGGAGCAGGGCGGCTGGCGCGTGAAGTGGCAGCCGATTGTGCCGCAGGGCGGCGATCCGCAGCGGGTGCGCGGCTATCGCGTCTGGCGCTACACAGCCAACCCCGATCCATCCGACAACGTCGCCATCGCGCCCGGTGGCGCGACGGAGCTTGGCGTCGAAAGCACCGGCACCGAGGCGTTCTTCCCGGAGGGGACTGGCTCCGGCTTCTGGTTTGGCGTCGGCGGCGTGTCCTTTGGCGGCAACTCAGGATTGGCGCGCTGGGCGGAAGATCCAACCAGCCCTGACGTGCCGGTGCTGAGCGCCTATACGTGGCAGCCGATGCCGGGCGGCTTCCGAATTATCGTGAACCTTGCCGCCGAAACTGCGCGACTGCACGAGGCATTTAAGGAGTACGTCGTCGTTCGGCCTGGCGCAACCGTCTTCGGCCCGCATGAAGTGCTTGGAGCGTTCAACGGCACCGAGTTCATCTACCAGGATGTGAATTGGGCCGATCAGTGGGCGCGGCTCCAATTCGAGATCCAGCTACTCTCGCGCTTGTGGAATGGCCGGGTGAGCGATCCGGTCTACCCGCGCTTGACAAACAGCCTGCTGATCCGCAATGGCCTCCCGGCGGCGGTGCCGCCGAATGGCACCTTCACGCTGGTGACGAGCGGCGGCAAACCGGCCTTCTGGGAGCTGTTCGTCGTTGGCGGCGTGACGGGGGGCACGGTAACGCTGACGCAGGATCTGACGAACGGCATCGTCGGCTCGCCCTGCGCCCGGATCACCATTCCAGCCGGTGGGACGGTTGGGGATGGGATGCAGCTATCGCTGGCGTCGATCTATGCCGTGCCCTACAACCCGGCCAGTCTCTTTGCAGGCCAGTTCAGCTATAAGCTGAGCGTGGCGATCACGGGCGCGAATTTCATCCAGCCAGCCCTCTACGTGCGCTTCTACACGGATGATTATGGCGAGAGCTACAACACCTTTGGCGGCGAGTTTGGTCCCACCGCGTCGGCGCTGGCCGCAAACACCTGGCAGCATGTGCGGATCTACAACCACACGCCGGGAGCCTACCCGCCGAACCGGACGGCGCGACTTGGAGTCGAGATAATCTACACCCGCGAAACCACGGCGGAGCATTACCTCTACATCGATGATGTGTACTGCTGGGAATACTAAGGAGGACGGGTGGCCGATTGCTTCCAAGGAGTGGCGCTAGAGATGCCGCCAGGTCCGTTGCAGTCGAACGGCGCTGATCGAGCATTTTGTGACGCCGTACTGCCGAGCGAGCGCGACGCCGGATTCGGTGGAGGCGCGAATCGCCAACACGTCGGCTTCCGACAGTTTGGCTCGCCCGTTGCCTGCGCCCCGATGGGTCGTCCAATCGCTTCGGCCTCGGCCTTTCGTCCACATATCGCGCATGTTGTCCGTCTGCGTGCCGAGGAACAGGTGATCAGGCCGAACACAGGGCGGATTGTCGCAACGGTGCAAGACCGCCAAGCCATCAGGGATAGGGCCGAAATGCAGTTCCCACGAGATGCGATGCGCTCGGACTTGCCTCCTCCCGTTCAGGGCTTTCAGGAAGCCATAGCCGAGAGCATTCCGTCGCCCAATCCAGTTCCAGCAACCGTCGCCTTTCGCGACCTTCTTCCAGAAGCGGTCGGCGAGTGGCGCGGCGACATGGGACGCCCACTTGCAGGGGCGAGAGCAGAAACGGGTGATTGGACCGCGAGATGGCGAGCGCATGTACGGCTGGCCGCACCGCTGACAGATACAATCGATGGGCATCACTACCTCCGAAGTGGTGGTGTCAGGTCGGGGGCTGGTTGCACAGCGCCCGACCATTCCATTGTATCGCTTTGGGGGGTTAGAGCGTGACTGAGGATTGTTTTCGTGGCGTCGCGATCTTCGACCATACGCGCACCCGGCGCGACCTGGGCTGGCTGCGCGCTCGCTACGGCGACAGCCCACAGTTCGAGAGCAGGGAGTTCAGGATAGAAAGAATTTGGGAGCAGTCGCAGGCGATGACCTGCGGCGTGTACGTGCTGGACCCGGCGGGATCGGGCATCGTGGGCTTCCCGGTGACGATCGCCTGGTTCGGCACGAGCCAGGATGCGGTCACCCGCGATCAGGGCTGGGTGGACGTGCCGCTGTGGGGCGGCAATTACAACGTCGGCGCGGGCGCCAAAGGCGGCATGAGCATCGTCGCGAAAGATGGCTCGTTTTCGTACACGGGCATCGGCTGGCCCGACGCCACGAACCATGACCATTTAAATCTCGACCTGCGCCGCTTGGCGGCGCCCTTGCCGCCGGAACCCGAACCGCCGGAACCGGGCGAACCGGGCGAGCCGGTGGACAGCGGCCTGATCACCGCGACGAAGGCCGATCTTACCGCGATCCAGATGCTTGCTGAACGCGCCTTGCGGCGACTGCCCTGATGTACGGCGGATTAAAGATGACGCCAGGTACGGCGCTTCTGAATGTCGCAAATCGTGGACGTGCTCACCCCGTACTGGCGGGCGAGCACAGCATTCGGTTGCGTGGAGGCGCGGATAGCCAACACATCGGCCTCCATGAGTTTCATCACCATCCTGCGCTTCTCGACCATATCGCGCATATTGTCCTGATGCGTGCCAAGAAAAAGGTGAGAAGGGTTCACGCAGGGCGGGTTATCGCAGTGATGGAGAACATGCAGCCCATCGGGGATAGGGCCGAAATGCGCCATCCAACTGAGGCGATGGGCATAGAGCTTCTGGCGGGGGCTGCTTAGGTGAACGCAGCCATAGCCCTTGTCGCTGATGCTTCCCTTCCACAGCCAGCAACCCTCGGCAGGCTGCGCGTATCGCTGGAAATATTCGGCCAAAGACGTAACAGCGTGGATACAGCGGCGCGAGCAAAATCGGGCGAGGCCCTGATTGACGTAGCGCGGCAGGGCGAGAAACGCCCTCCCGCATCGTTCGCAAATTCGAGAAATGCTAGGCTTGGATGGCATCCCGACCTCCGACGTCGTGGTGACAGGCCGGGGCTGCGACAACAGCGCCCGGCCACCTCATTGTACTTGAACGGGGGTGTGTGATCCTGGGCGGCTGGGTCGGCAGCAACATCCCCGTGATCGAAGGCGACGCCTGGGAACGCTTCGACCGCTCCGCCAGCGATTTCCTCGTCCTTCGTCCATACCACTTGACCGGGCCGGGCTGGGACGGCAACCGCCAGGCGTTCGAGCAACGCCATTTCGCCGCCGCCGTGCGCCCCGACGCCGATGGCGACCTGGCGATCGCCCGCATGGCCCACGCGGCGCGGATGGCGATCCTCGTCGCTGTGGGGACCGTTCGCGTCATTTTGGACAATGAGCCGAACCTGCACAGCCGTCCCGTGGACTTCGGCTATATCGAGGCGCTGCTGACCTATCACCGCGCCTTGCAGGAGCAGCTTGCCGGGCTGGATGTGCGCTTCGTTTGCCCGCCCCTCGCCGTCGCACAGAACAGCGAGGCGTGGCATAACGCCCTCGCCCCGGTGGCCGAGCGGTGTGAAGAAGTGGGCGTCCACTGCTACGGCGAGAATGGGGACACATCGCTGATCGGGTATGAGGTCAATCTTGCGCGGCGCTACGGCAAGCCCTTGGTCGCCGATGAGGTTGGCGATCCGGGGAGCATCAGCGCGGACGCGAAGTGTCATACGGTGGCGGCGTATCTGGGCTGGCTTGCCGACCAGCCGGATGTGACCGCCAGCGCGATCTTCATAATGGGCGGCACGCCCGAATGGGCGCCGCGCTTCTGGCTGCCCGCCGACCAGCTTGCGCCCATCGCCGCCGTCTACCACGCCACCACGCCCGGCGTGGAGAAACCGCCGGAGCCAGCGAAGGAGGAATCAATGAAGCTCGTAGCGGACTCAGACTTCACGGCGACCTGTGGCCAGTCCTTTACGGCGCGGATGCACTTGGAAAACGACGCCGGGCAGGTGCAGCCGATCGAGGGCATCGGCACGGCGTTCATTCGCGCCCCGCGTGACGACGAAGGCCATACGCTCGGCTTTATGGACCAGATCAGCTTCGACGCGGAAAATTTGGACCTCGAAAAAGATGATGTGGACGGGCATTTCCAGTTCACATTCCAGGTGCCGGAGTTCACGATCTCTTCCCCAACGACGACCGAGCTCTTCGTGTCGGTGCTAGCGATGGACCGGACGATGCAAACGGCGCCGACCGTGACCGAGGGAACGTTCCCGCTCCAACTCCTGCCAGCGAGCGCCGAGGGCGAGGGCGAGGGCGAGGACGTCCCCGACGATGGCGTACCCGGCGACCCGGCGCGACCGCCGCCGGGGGCGGCCCAGGAGAAGGAGATTCAAAGCGTGTGGCGGCATCTCGTCGCGATCTTCAACGCCGCCGCGATGCTGGCGCAGCCGTACCCGACGCTGCTGCCGCACATCCAGGCGACCCATATCGCCGTCGATGAGATCAAGCGCCTGCTCGGCTATCCCGGCGTGGAAGGCGCGATCGACCCGCAGAAATCGCTCTGGACGGAACTGGCCGTGATCCACGATCAGGCGGGCGCGATGGCCAACGCCGAGCGGGACGCGACGCCGACGGCGGCGGGCATCCAGATCGACGTGCGCCAGATCAAGGAGCTTGCCGGTTTCCCTCGGTAGGCCCAGGGGCGGAACCGCCGTCGTCTGGGCCGGGTGTGGAAGAATGGGCGAACGTGGTGCGCTTGCGGGTCGCGGCCCAGGAAACGGGACTGGCGGAACGCTACCTGGTCGCCGCCGGGATCGCGGAAAGTCGGTTGCGCAATAGCTGGCGCAGGCCGGAGCGTCCGTCAGATGACGCCGAGTTCTGGCCGGATGTGAGCGAAGGATTGCTCCAACAAACGGTGGCGTGGAGCATCGAATATCGGGAGATGGGCGGCGATCCCCAGGTCTACCCCGGCCCGCTGCCGGTCGCGGCGATTCTGGAGAAGTACCGTGACCCCGACCATGCCATTGACCGGGCGCTCCCACAGTTGGTTCGCGCCTACGAGAAAGCCGAGGGCGACGATCTCGACGCCCTTTGCTACTACAACAAGCCCAATCGCGACCCAGCCAAAAACACGAACCGCCATCGGTACGAGGCCGCGCTGGGCCTGGCCGATCGGATTCTGGCGGGCGAGCCGATAGCCGAGGTTCTGGAACTGCACAAACGGCGCTAAGCAGGGAGGCGCATCGTGACAATGATTGGCAATCTGGAAGTCATCGACCTGACGAGCCGCCTGCCGCACAGCTACAGTCATCGGGACATCAGTCGCATCGCCGACATCAGCGTGCATCACACGGTCACGAACGATCCGGGGCCGCAGGCGAGCTTGGACCAGGAATACGCCATCATCATGGCGATCCAGCAGTACCACCTGAAGGAATTTCTCGGCTACTGCTACCACATGACGACGTTCAGCAGCGGTCGGTGCTATCTGACGGGGGCGTGGGACACGATCCGCTACGTGGTGGGCGGGCAGCGCAACGTGACGAACCTGGCGATTGCGATGATCGGCAATTTCACGGTCCAGCCGCCCATCGACCAGCACTTGTACGCCACGCGCAGTCTCATTGAGAACACCTGGATGCAGTTAGGCCAAGCCCCGGAACGTCCGTATCCGGTGTACGGGCATTACGAGATCGCGGCGAACCCGACGGCGTGTCCCGGCGCGACGAAGGACGCCTGGCTGCCGTATTTGAAAACGGGAGAAGGCGGACCAACGGCGCCGCCGTGGCCGCTGGAGGAAGCGGTTCCCGTCGATCCGATTCTTGTGCAGCTTGGCGTCTTATGGAATATCGCGGAGAGCTTGCCGGAGAATCAGCAAGCGCAGGCGAAGGCGGCGATCATCGCCCTCAAAACGCATTTGGGGTATGAGTAATCCTGAAGGAGTGCAGTGATGGTCATAACCTTGAGCACCGTGCTGATGTTCATCGCGCTGATCGTGTTCATTCTGGCGGCGATCAACGTGACGATTGTGCGGGTCAGCTTGATCGGACTCGGACTCGCTTTGCTGACCGCTGCTTTTCTGGCGGCGCCGCTGCCGGTGTAATGGGGTGCCAGCGGGCCTCACGGCCTTCTTCGCGGAATTGATCCCAGAGTTGGTGCGACAGACGCCGCTGGCGCTGCTGTTCATCCTGGCGATCGTCGGGTTCATGCGCGGCTGGTGGCTGACGGCTTCCTCGCACAAGGCGATCGTCGCTGGCTACGAGCAGCGCGTGGCCGAAAAGGACGCGGCGCTCGCGCTCGCCCATGAGGATGTGGAGCATTGGCGCGGGGTGGCCGAAACGAACCAGAAGCTCGTGGAGCGAGCCGTGAACCATCGCAGCTAGGAGGGCTGAATGGTTGTTTCAACCGCGCACGGCGTCTTGCAGCGTCCAACGCACGCGATGGTGCAGGGCACGCTCGACGCCTTTGCGATCACGCCGGGCGTCCAGAACGTGCTGGACGATCTGGTGGTCGAGTTTGATCCGCAAGAGTTGCTGCGCAACGGGGTGTTCACGATCAAGCCGCACGCGATGGGTCGCTGGCGCATCATCGCCCAGGGCACGCTGACCTCTACCGGGTCGGCGGGGACGGACGCCCAGGCGATCGTCCGCCTGACGAAGAACGGCGTGGCGGTGAAGTCGTGGGCGGCGACGTTCGAGTTGAACCCGAACAACGTGGCCTGGATGCCGTTCACCTTGCTCTGGTTCGGGCGATTGGTGAGCGGTGATCAGATCACGCTGACGATCGATCCGACCCTGGCCAGCACGGTCGATGAACTGTTCTTCGACGCCGAGTTGACGAACTAAGGAGGCGACGATGCCTGGGAAGAAATATGCGTCGATCAAACGTCCGCGTATTTACGAAGCACTTAAACGCAAGGGGTATTCGAAGTCGAAAGCCGCCGCGATCAGCAACAGTATGGCTGGCGGTGGGCGGAGGCGGGGCGGCGGCAAGAAGCGGCGTTAGCCGTCGGTGCCGGTGCCTTTGAGATCGAGGCCAGCTTCCAACCACTCGGTCGGCAAGTTCTCCAACCGACAAGCGGCGATCAGGTTTTCGGCCTCTGGATGCTTTTCATAGGCGTCCAGGCTGGCGCGAATATCTTCCCATTCCTCTTGCAGGCGTCGAAGGAGCGAACGCCGGTTGGCGCCAACGTAGCGGGATTCTTCGAGGTTGCAGAGGCCCAGGTGCTTGCGCTGATAGCGCCTGGTCTGGATGGGCTTGCCGGTGTCGTTCACTTCCAGGATTGGCACGCCGACCATCAACGGGAACACGCCCTGCCCGGCGACGATCTGATCGTTCACCTTGCGCGGTGGGCGACCTTCGTAGATGTAACCGAGGCTAACGATGTGCAGATAGCCGCTGCGCTTGTCGGCCTTATCATGACCTTCTTTCATCTTCGCCTTGCGGTAGGCGGCGCAGGGTGCGCATTTCTTCTGCTTGGCGTGGGTGTCCACGGCCTGCCACCACAGGTCGCCATTCGCCTCAGTCAGCACGATGCCGGACGCCACCAGCTTCTCGTAGATGATCTGCAAATGGCCGAGAGGATCACGGATGCGCATTCGTGGCATGAGCGCGGCCTCCTTTTAAGGCGACGAGCTTGGGGGGCGCGGACTCGGTGAACACAGCCCGAAGGACGGGCAGCCATCGCTCGAAGTAATCGATGGCTATCAGCACGTCGGGCACGGCGAGCGGATCGCGAGCGAACTCCTGCATTTGCTCGGCAGTGTACTGCGTGATGTTCTCGGCCTTTTTCAATTCCGCGAGGAAGGCGTGCCGACGCGCGTTGTATTCCTGCTGCCGGGTTTTCTCCAGCACCGCCGGGTCGGGCGGTTGGGCGGCCTGCCATTCGGCGACGGCGAGATCGATGGCCCGCGCCGATTTCGTCGCCTTCCCGGCGAGGAGGATGCGCAGCGCCTCGGCACAAAGCCGATGCTGCACCAGTTCATCGGTCGCGGTGGCGCTTTCCTGATTGGCGATTCGTTCGAGCATCGCGGCGAGATCGACTTCGCCAGCGGCCCGGTAGGCGTCGATCTTTTTCGTCACCGCATGGCTACGAGCGATCGTTCGCGCGGAAACGCCTTCTTCGGCGGCGACTTCTTCAACGGCCTGGTTGTGGGCGTCGTCATTGCCGACCGGCCCGGTGCGGGGAGCCTTCGCTAATTCGGTGCCGATTTCGGCACCGAATTGTTCCTCATCATCCTCGGTGGTTTCTGCGGCGACTCGCGCCGCTTCGGCCTCGGCGGCCTGGCGTTCGGCGGCGGCTTGGGCGATCCGCGCCTCCTTGATGACGATGTGGGCGTCCCGTTCGCGATAGCGTTGGATGTTCGTCTTGGCGCTGCGGTAGGTGTTCTCGGCGAGCAGGATTTCGTACTCGGTAATCCAGTCATCAAACTGCCGAACCTCAACGGGCGCTTCGGTCCAGCCAAGCTGCTGAATGGCGCGAAAGCGACGATTGCCGCTGATGATCAGGTTGGCGAGTGTGGCGGGCTGGAAGGCGACGATCAGCGGGCTGAGCAGCCCAAGCCGATTGATGCTGTCGGCCAGTTCGTCAATATCTTCATCATCGCCGTAGATGCTGATGCTGCGCGGATCGGGAGTCAGGTCGCGAAGGGGAAGGTTTGTAGTCCGAAGAACGCGCCAGCGTGGGGTGGTGGGTGGCATTGGTTGCTCCTTTCGCCGTCGCGATCCTACTCCTGCGGATCGCGCGAAACAAGAGGAGCAGGCGGCTTAGCCGTCAGCCCACAAGCGTCCTTGTTCGACCGGCGGGGGTGTGGGCGCCACGACCGGGCGACGGATGGGGGCTGGCCCGACCGATTCCACTTCGACCACCGTTTGCGTCCACGGCGGCAGGGCGTAGGGCCGGGATGGCAGCCGTCGCCATTGGGCGGTCGGCAGATAGACCCGCGCGCGTCCACCGGAGACCTGCACCGGCGTATCGATGGCGAGGAAGCGGGCGACCGGCGCCGCCAGCAGCACGCCGGAGTGCTTGTCGTAGTGATGGACCTGATCGATGGCGTTCTTCTCTAGGTGATCGATCACCGCAAGGTCGATGCCGCCGGGGCTATCCAGCTTGACGTGATATTGGGAAGCTGTCGCCTCGTGATACAGGGCCGTGCGCTGCTGACCATCGGCGTCGGTGAAGGCGATCGCCTTGCCGACCATCTTGAGCGATCCGTCATGTCGCACCCCGATCGCGTAGCGGGTGATGATCATTGCGCCTCCTTGCGCTAGATGACGGATTTCCAGGTCTTTCGCCGAAGCATTAAGTAGACCGTAGGCAGGGATACTCCAGCATCTACAGCAAGGTCTTTCGCATAAACGCCGCCAGCTTCGTACTTGCGGCGCATCTGCCTCACAATTTCGGGTGTCAGCTTACGATTATGCCCTCGGCCCTGGCGGTGGTTTTCAGCCTTCATGCGGAGGTTTTCTGCCGGAGTTCCGACGGCCATGTGTTCTGGCGTAACACATCCCTGAGCGCCTTGATGACATAAGTGCATGATGTGAAGCCCATCCGGGATTGGTCCGACATAAATCTCATACACGAAGCGATGAGCGGCTCGTGTAGCCCCGCCAAACGTGATCGTGCCGTAGCCATGCCCGGTTCGACTGCCAATCCATGTCCACTCATCATGCCGCTTGTCGATTAGCAAATCCACAATCTGACAAGCGGCGCGTTGGGATTCGGGGTAGTACCTATAACAGTCACAACGTATGAGAAA